GTTTTGAGCTTAGCTCGACTTCGCAGCTTGAGATTACTCGGCCGCACTCTCTATGAAGCCCCACCCTCTTCTGAGGTGTGGTTTGCCTTCGGACAAACCTCTAAAGCGCAGATCTAAAGGCGGATCTGCGCCGGCTGTAAGCACCACAGTCGACTCTAGCCCCCGGTTCTCTAAACGGTCTGGTCTCACCTTCCCCACCTCCCTCGGCCAATTGAAACTTGTCGCCCTCCTCTTGAGGGTCGGCAACGATGTCCCCTTTTCAATGTTCGAGGGCAGTCCCCAAGCCCATGCGATCTTGAATCAGACGCTGGTGGAATACTTTGACGCACAACGCCGCGCAAAGCAGTCCACCCCATACGAGATTCCTGATGTGCAGATCCCCCTCTTGGAGACCGTAGGTCTGGAATCCCCCCCGGTTAACGCCCCCCGCAAGCGCCACGCCCTCCACAAATGCATCGAAGAGGCTCAACTTCGACTCATGGCGTTGTACTTGCCTGTGGCTCAGTATGGTTTGGTTTGCTGCAAAGCCGCCAAAGTTCACCTTCTCCCCGCTGCTGGTTCTGTACAAAACCCCATCATCGAGTCGAAGGATCGGTCTCGCTTCCCCGGGTCTCAAATTCGCAATTCTACCTTTGCGAACCACGACATCCACTTTCTGCACGATGTGGCCTCTCAAGTCGGCCCACACGCGCTTGTGGAAAAGTTGGTCGCTCAGCGGCCCCAGGGACAGCTTTTCGTCACTGGTGTAACCCCCCCCGAGGTGCTCCGCTCGGCCAGGACCTTCTTTCCCAACTCCCACCACCTGGAGTACGAGGGAGACTCCTACCAATGGATTCCCTACGGTTCCACCTCTGAGGGCTACTCGCAATCGGTCGCTGTCACTTTGGCGTGGCTCCGAACTTCTTCTGTCCTCGGCAGCAATGGTGTCACCTACCAAGTTGTCCAGCTCGATGAGAAGCTCGGTCACACCATCTGGCACATTTTCCCCGGCACAACCCTGCCTCAGGACGTACGCATGTACTCCACCGGTAACTTTGTCCGCATCCCTGCCATGTACACTGGCACATTTGCCGATGAGTTTCTACATGCGCCCTTCGTCACTGGCATGCTGGACTTCCCGGCCCGGACCCCCACCATGGCCCCCCGCAACTTGGCCGCCAAAGCCACACAGCTTGCTGGTGGTTCCAAGTGTGTCATCACGGCCCGTGAGCGGTCCATTGGACGGTTCCTTGCCGCCTCGGTTGACCCAGACCGCACCTGGACGGACAAATTCATCAACGGACTTTATCTCGGGGCCTGTTTCCTCACAGGCCATTGGAAACCCTTTTCTCGGCATTCCGACGTCTTCAACTACGTCGATGAGTTGAAGAAGACCATCATCATCCACCCCACTGCAGGTGGAGGCTGGTTTCCCACCAGAAAGTTCTTCGGTGACTCCCGCGCCATTCGCAACCTCCCCACCTGGTTGGAATGGTTCTCTGCGCTCACCTCCTCTGTTTTCACTTTTGCGCTCCCAAAGGTGATCCTCGGTCAGGCTCTGGTTGGCCTGTGGTTCCACACAGACCTCTTAGGCTTCTTCACACGAATCTCGGACATCTTCGACCTGTCTCCCCTCCGCACTCTGCTCATCGGTGCGGTGGGGATACTCTCCGCCACAATGCCCACCTATGCTTCTCGGGTGGTCACTCGGCTCGCCGGACACTACTGGCGGTTGGTGTGGGCCCCCTTTTCTCTCGCCTCGCTGTTCAATTTTCTTGTCCGCGAGGTGTCTGGGGCCCCCGGCTACCAGTACTTTCCCTCTAGCCCCGGTCGTGGTTGGTGTTGGCAGTTCGTCCTCTGGGGAATTTTTCTCCATGAACTTCTCCCTGGAATCTTTGGCAACGCCTTCGTGCCACTGTTTTTCCTCTACACCTCCACCCCCCTGCTGACGTCCGGCTTCACCGTCGCAATGGGATGCCTGTCGGTCTTCCTGCTCACTACCACCCTCTGGGAGTGGTATGTGTACAGACACCTTCAGACGTTCCAAGCGCTTCCCCCCCCCCTGCCTCCAGTGTTCGCTCGTGCGTACTCCTGGGTCCCAACCTCTCCCCTTCTGGACTGGTTCGACTCCCGGTACGTTGGTTACACTGCGCAGAGGTCCGCGCTATATTGTGTACAGTTCCTCGTTAATCTCCTCCGGTTTGGTCTCTCTGAAATTTCGGACATCCTCCCCGCCACAGCCCAGTATGTCACTGAAGGGCTCTGGCACTCTCTTCGAACGTTGCTCTTTTGGCAGCAGACTGCGGCCCATTTCTCTGCCGCATTCTACTCAACCCTACCATTTGCCTCGTTCCCCGTCCCGGACCTCCCCGCTAATCCTGTCGCCGTCCCTCAGGCGGTTCGTGTGCGGAACGTCCAGGTTCCAATTCCGACGGTGTCTCTCCAGGCTCCTTTGGTTCTTCCCACTCCCCACAATACAATTGGGGTGCCTCCCCTGGGAATGACCTTTGCAGACTGGTTTACCGCTGTCCAGGTGGCTTACGCCCAACGTCCCGGCACATATCCTGCTCTCACCCCCAACATGGCATGTTTCTTTGATTGCCTAGCCACTTTGGGCGGTTCCGCACATATGTGGTATTCTTGGTGGTCCTCTACCCTGGGTCTCGACCCCGCAACCCTGGTCGCTCCCTTCGGCCCGCTCTCTGTTGCCGAAATGGCCCGGTTCTCGGCCATGTCTGGTATTGGTGTGTCGATCTCTGGTGTCCTCACCCAGGCTCACCCCCCCGCTGTCGGTTTCCCCACCCTATTTCTCACCATCTCCCACGGTCTTCGCAGGGGCATGTTCCACGTGGTTCCCCACGTTCCCGAACCCCTCCGTGAGAACGTTTCTGCTCTGGCCACCCTTTTTGGAATGGTTCGAGCAGTGGACCAAAGGTGGTTTGATGAACTGGTACGTCGCCACGGGGCCCAGAGTGCCAACGCCTCGGTTTACCCGTCTGCCCTAACCCTTGCCTCCCTCATTGCCCAGCCGTTGGTCGCCCAATATGACCATATCTCTGAAGCAATTCTGGCCTCCGCCTACTCGGCTCCTATCCCCAATCCGAGTACGCAATTCAACTGGCCATTTAATCTTTATACGGTTGGCAATCCCCTCCCTGGCAATCCCGGCACTTGGCCATCCCTCATGGATTACGGACCCCCTCTCCCCGCTCTTGTGGCTGACGGACGAACTCGTGTTCGCACCCACAAGCCGAAGAACCCCACGCAAAACTGGAAGACCAATGCTCCCCAGTCCGCTGGTCACGCCACACAGGTACCCCGGTGGTTCACTCTTCGCTCTGAGCTCGTCCAAAAGGTGAAATCGTACTCTGGTTACATGCTCCCCGCCACTTCCCTTGAAGCGGAGACCATTCGGTATTCGGCCAATGTGCGCTCGGCCTCCCTTCTGGCGGCCGACCTTAAGTCCCACCCTTCTGTGTTGGACTGTCGCAATGCCGGCGAAATCGCTTCTTCCTTGGACGCCGTGATTGATCTTTATCGCCGTGACAACACCACCGTCACGGTCCCTCTCACGGCCTATCTCGGAACTTTCGGCTCCGGCAAAACCACCGCCCTCCGGACCTTTTTGGCCTCTCTCACTCCCGAAGAGAGAATCAACGCGCGAGTCGTCGCACACACCGACGATCTTCGTGCGGACCTCAAGTCTAGTCTAGACTTTCCAGAATTTCGCGGGTTCAATTTCCCCACCCTCCGCTCCATCCTCACTGAACCATCCAATGGCATTATCTGCTTCGATGATGCCGGAAAGTTCTGGGGCGGAATTCTGGATCTGGTCATCCTTGCCAATCCTATGGTCACTGGTATTGTCGTCAATGGAGATCCCGGCCAAGGCACCGCCAAATTCCCCCTCCCGGGCACTCAGAGCGAATACGTCCCGTGCATGATCCAAGTGGTCGCTCAGTTGACCACCAAGTATGCGACCATCTCTCATCGTGCCCCCAAGCTCTTGGCGGATGCCCTTGGCATCCATACCACAAATCCTGCCCCCGGCTTCCTGACCCATACCACTGGCCCTGTGGTTGGTCTCCCTGTCATCACGGCCTCCCCCCGCTATGTCCAAGTGTTGTCTAGTGCCACCCGCGTGGCATACACCTACGACTCGGCCCAAGGCAAGGACTTCTCCACCCCTGTGGAGATGGACATGACAGGTCTGGAAGGCGCTATCTCGGACGCCACTGGTTTGGTTGGAATTTCTCGGTCTAAAGTCGGAGTTTGGCTTCATGGTGAAGCTTTTGACCCCACATCTCGCGTTCTCCAGGAGCCCACCGGCTCCGACCTGATGAACGCCATCCTCTATGAGATGCGTGTCGCCAACTCCGGTTCTCTGGTGCTTTCCTCGGATCTGATCCGAGCCACTTACTATAAGCACCTCCACCGCGTCATGCCCGGTCTCACTTGGTTCGCTGCTGTCGGCTACTCCTCTGACCTCTCAGAGTTCTTGCATTTGATCCCGGCTTGCCTCGACACTCCTGTCGCTGACCCGCCCCCTGTCTCCGGTCACTCCCTCGCCACGGTCATTGAGACGTTCGTTCCTGAGGAGACCTTCGTTCGCGAAGTTGTCTCCAACGCGAAAGAACACCGAGAAAAGGCCGTCCGTGGAACTCTCACCAACCAGTTCCACGAAACCGCTTTTGTCAATCCCCCGAGGCACCATCGCTCGGACGACGCCACCTACCGGCTTGGCGTCGAAACTCGGCTCACCCCCTCCTCTCGTGCCCAAAATCTGGCCCGCATGCAGGCTCAACCTCGCCTCGACATGATCCAGACTTACGACTCTCTTCTTCCCAATCCCCCCCAACTCACGGAAGAAAAATTGGCCTACTACACGGATCTAGCGGTCCTCGAGTACACGTCCAAGAGAGACCGTTCGTCTGTTGCCCGGAAACTTGCTGCCCATGACCCCTCTCGTACCGGGTCCGACATCAAAATTTCCATGAAGGGCCAAACCATCAAAAAGGCCGAGAAGAAACTTGCTTCCGCTGTTCCCCCCCAGCTCATTCATGAGTATGACATCTCCCAGACCATTGGAGATGCCCCATACTTTCTTTTCTTGGAACGCGAGATCATCCCCGCCCTCCCCTCTCATATCCAATTCTTCACTCGGGAGTCTATGGAGACTTTCATCACTCGGGCGCCCGGCTTTATCCATAAAGGCCGTGGCACATATTCCTCGGACGCAACTCGTTGGGACGTCGGCTGCGATGCCGCCATGCTTAACTTTGACTTGCACGTCTTTCGCTCTAGTGGCTACCCTAAGGATTGGGTCGCCGACTACTGCGAGCGTCGTCTTACTTCCAGGTCTCAACATGGCGTCATGGCCACCATGCAGAACTCTGGTGACCGTGGCACTTGGCCCATGAACACCCTTCGTCGTGCAGTGGTTTCCACTCTGGTCTTACATATCACCCCTGACGACACTCTTGTTGTTAACGGTGATGACGCCTGGGTGGACCGCACGGCCTCCGCAGATCCCTTCCCAGATTCTCCCTGGGTGTTCAAGGACCTCAACGCCCCCACTACGGAATTCTCTGGGTTCGATCTTTCGGAAAATGGCACTGCGACCTACTCCCCCGTAGGTCTCCTTTATCGCTGCTGGGTTCAAGAACAGTTTGGCGTGACCGATCCTAATCGTTGGATCGGGTACGCTGATCTCCTCTCCCTCGTCACCTCTGACCAACCCGAGGTGTTAGAAATCGCCCGTATTCTTTCTCGTTACCTCCCTTCTCACATTTTGACAAACCGTCTCCCTCCACACATTGTCTCCCAATATCACTCTCTTTTGTAGTTTTCTGAGTTTCACTTTTCTCAGGTGGTTTTCCTCCTTTTCTTCTATTTTCTTCTCTTGTTTCTTCTCCTTCTTGTTTTCTCTTTTCTTCTCTTATTCCCC